AGTAGTATTATACCAGTTAAAACTAGTTGATCCTGTATTTCCTTGATCATAATTACCAAAGTAAAGCCCCGATGTGCCACCTGGACCAAGAACATTTGGTTGCAAAGATGGGCCAAACGTGCCGAACCTGTTATAAGTTCCATTAGCGGCGGTATTACCTGCATTAGCTATTCTTGTTCTTACTGCAGAGGCTGTATTTGAAGTTGAAGGTACTGTAAATGAATCTAGAGTGTTTGTTCCAATATTACTTGGAGTCCCATAACAGCTTCCTCCTGCTGAAAAACTTGCTGTATAATAGGGTGGTCCAGTATCAATATTGCCTTGAGTTTGATTTCCTGGAAATTGAGTAGCAACATTACCTGCGCTACAATCAGATTGCCCACTTCCAAAACAATCTACAGCGCCCCCTCCTGTCATACAGCCAATAGAAGCATCCCCGCCATGACCTCCTTGACGTGCCTCGCCATCAGTTAAATTACTAAGTGCATTACCACCATTACCGCCTGTGTTTTGACCGCCTCCATTACCTCCATAGGCACGAAGAAGGTATGTGTTACCATATCTTAAACTTGATTCTCCACCAGCATTACCAGGTTGATTATTTCTGATGCTACCGCTACTTGTACCATTACCTCCTGCACCAATAACTATTTTAAAGCTACCACCGTTGTAGGTATATTGGCCTATAGCGAAACCACCAGCACCGCCTCCAGAAGCACCGTTATGGCTCTTTCTGCTGTTGCTAAGAGATGCAGTTGCGCTATTACTGCCGCCAGCACCGCCACCGCCCATAATTGCAAAAACATATTCCCCAGTACCGCCAACAGGAACAAATGTATTTGTGCTAGAAGTTACTGTTTGGACTCCAGAATCAATAAGCGCAAGTCTTTCTTGACTAAAATTAACAATAGTTCCCGCCATAGTAATAGTACCATTACCTGTAGGATTAAAACTAATATACTGAGCTGAATTAGACTTACCTACCGCAAAAGCACCGTTGCTAGAAGCATACATACCTTGTCCGCTATTTAAGGCACCAGTATTGCTATTGGCAATAAGGGTTCCCGCCTTAAGATTTGTACCCTGAATAGATCCTCCTGTAATTTGGCCAATATTACTACTAAAAGTAGAAAGTCCATTGCTTAAATCAACAGCATTAGAGGAGTTTGCAGTACCAACTCTAAGATTGTCTGTATAGATATCACCTGCATAAACATAGTTAGTAGCTACCGAATCAGCAATAATAGAAAATGGAATCCAATTTGCGTTGCCACCATCATATCTATAAATTTGACCGCCAGAGATATTTGTAGTATTACCTACAACATGAAACACACTACCATCTACTGTATTAGTATTATTCGTAGGTAATGCATTACCAGTCTCTACTGTAATTTGACTATCAGAAAGAGCGTTTACTTGATTTGTTAAAGCATCAACGCCTGTTAATTGACCATCTGAGGCTGCTGCATTTGCAGCTGCATCTGCAGTATCACTAATATATTGATTTAGATTAGTAGTATTACTGGCAGATACTATAAGCTGATCAGCAGTCAATGTTCCAGTAGTAATATTACTACCATGGATAGTAGTAGTACCCATACCACCTTCTGTATTAATATCAGTAAAACTAACAATTCCATCAAAGTTAATTTGTTTTCCTGGAGTTGAACCTGTTACTGGTCCTGTAGTAGTTGCTTCACCTGTAGTGTCTGTAAAAATAATATCACTAAACCAGAAATCGTTTGTACTATCAGCATCAATTGTCGGCTGCGTTGTTGTCCAACCTGAATTTACCCCTGTACCTGAAGTATCTATTGACACAGATAAAGTGTCCCAAGTTATTGTTCCCGAAGGTGGATTACCTGCAGTAGCACTTTCATTATATACTCTTGTAACTTGATATCTAGGTGCAGGATTACCTTCAGCACCGAGTATTGCGGGATAAGCTCTAGTAAGATCATTTTCTGGAACTCCAGGATATTGCAAGTCTACATTTCTATTTTCTTTATCAAGCCCAGTAGCTTTAGCAGTAACTCCGTATACAACACCTACTCCAGAAGGAACATAGGGTTTCCAACCTGAAGGTGGAGTTAGTGTACCTTGGTCAAAAAAGTTATAAGTACCACCTGTTACTGCTGTACCTGTAATATCAGTTGTTGATCTTTTATAAAGAGGAATAGTTATTGTAGAGGGTGCAGTAAGAGTTATAAAATCTAAAACTTTTGTATACTCTGTAGCATCAGAAACACTAGGACTACTTCTAATAGGCAAAGTAGGCAGACTTTCTAGCTGAATAGATGTAATTACAAAATGAGTGTCAGTAGATCTTAAGGTATAGCTCTGATTATTTGTATCTTGATTAGGTCCATCTGCATAAATTTTTGCAACTAATTCTCTGCCTGAAAATTCTAAAGTATAGTTTATAGAAATAGCTCTAGAAGATATTGCACCACTGCTTGATACCGCCCTTACACCAAAACGGTAAGTTCCTGCTTGTAAACCTGGAACTTCAAAAGAGGTTGTATCTTTTGATACAAACCCAATATCATTATATTGTCCAAATTGACCTAATGTTTCATCATATTTACTTATTTGTAAAATATAGTTAATTACAGAAATATCATTAGCAGGATTCCATGTTAGAGTTCCTGACCAAGTACCCAAAGTATTTATTAGACTACTATTAAATACAACATTACTAGGCGCACCTATTCTAAAATCTGGCCTTCCTGGATCTCCTATTGGAACATAATCATCCTCAACATTCCATTCAAAAGCAAGCAAATCTACAAAATGAGCCTCTACTTTTACAGTAAAGTCTTGATTAATTTCAATACTATTTACTTTATAATATTTAAAATCTGTTTGAGAAGTATATCCGAAATTTGTACCTGAAATATTATTTCCAGTAATACTTTTATGGACTTTAATATAATCTCCAGGCTCTAGGCCTAATGCAACTTTAGTTGCAGTAAAGCTTAATGTATGGAAAGTTCTAGATTGTCTAACAGTAAATTCAGCATAAGCTTGTGCATGGTAAGGATCTGTAACACCATTAAGATTTAAATCAATAGTCATAGGTTGACCATTATCTTGATTTAATAAGGTATTATATGCAGAAGAACCCTCTAAGGGCCAAGTTACACTATTTTCTTTAAAGTTTTCATGCTCATCTAAAAATGTTACAGTAGCCTTGTTATAGCGCTCTGTTGCTGCTAACCAAGAAATATTAATTGAATCCCTAATAACATTATCAGAATCAAAAGTAATAACAGCCTCGGCAGAACCTCCACTTACGGAAAAATCAGATTCTGTATTAGGATAGGCTAATCGAAGTCTATATTTACCTTCAGAAGACCATGCTAGGGTTGCTAAAGGCATTGTTGACAATATTTCTTCAATATTATCTCTAACCCTTGCTTCAGAATCAAGAACAATATTACACTCATATAATGGTATAGTTCTTGTTGGCAAAGCGCTTATAGCATAACTTCCTGCAGGGTTTTCTTCAGTTCCTGTAGAGGTAAACTCGTAAACAGCCCCTGTATCTATGGCTCTATAAATAACAGAGCTATCTGGCTCATCTGTGTTTGTATTCGGCCAAGTAGAAATTCCTGGGAAATCATCCCTAGTATTAAAGTCTTCAATTGGTTTTACACCATTTACTGAACCAGCGTAAGGGGCGTTACTTTTTACTGGAGTATCACAAATAACTTTCGCTTGATAAAAGCTATATAAATCTAATCCACTATCTTCTAGATTTCTTCCAACATCAGAAGTTAAATAGTCTGCCAAAATAAGAGCAGGGTTGTTTGAATAAATTCGAGAAGAGCTAAAAGTACCATTAGAATTTATATCCCTAACCTTTTTACCTTTAACAAAAAAGGTTAAACTAGGAATATTATTGTAATTTGGCTCATCTCTATTTAGTCTAAACACGCAATCTGCATTAGCAAGTTTAGTAAATTTATTGTTATCAGGAAGTCCATTTCCATTACCTAGTGGAGCAGAGGCAGAAAGACCATTTGTATAAGTATCAATTCTATGTCTATGTTCTTTACTTCTATTATATATTTGCTCATCTACTGTAAGAGATTGAACACTTTTAATTTCACCTTGACAGATTGCGCCATTCATATTAAGAAATTCGTTTTTAGTTCCGCTTCCAAATGAAATTTCATTTTGAGAACCAAAGGTAGTACCCCCTGCGGCAACATTTGCAGGATTAGCAGAGTCTGATACATGGTGATTAGCCTCAATAAGGCCCACTGCTTGTTTACCATAAACAACAGGTATATGTACAGCCTCTCCTCTTTTATTAATTGCATGGCCTTTTCTTTTATCGGCCTCTCGTTCAAGCCTTTTAGCTTGATTAATTTGATAAGCTGTAGAAGCTACAAATACAACAGTATTTAAAACTAACTTTGGGACTGAAGTACCTAAGGCCGTTGCTATTGCTTGTAATACCATTTAAATTTTCCCCCACTTTAGCCGTATTACTGCATCTCCATAAATCTTATCAAAAGAAGTATCTGTGCTTGATTTTTGGTCCATACCGTCTTTTGATGCAATAAAAGAATTAATAATATCTAAATCAGACATTGGAGATGTTCCTTCAAAAGTAACAATCTTTGTATCAAAATCATTTACAATTCCTGGAGAATCTACCTGACCTTTATAAATGAGTAAAACGTCAGATGTATTTAAAATAGGCTGATTATTAGAATCAAAAAATCCAGCTCTAACTTCAACATCCCGACCTACTACATTATACTCAATTTCTTCCTTAAATTCATCAAAGAAATCAGTAGCAACAATACGATAAGATTCTCTATCAACAACAGATGAAAATTTAGGCGAATCATATTCTAGTATACCACTATTGGCAGTATAAACATCTTCATTATAAGTTACATCGTAAGGTAAACTAGAAAGATAATATGTTTGAGTAGCAAAGCTTAACTTAATTAAAACAAAGAAATCAATTACATCTCGATTAATTACGTTTTGTACTGTATTACTAAAAACTCTCATTATAAAGCCTCAATAATATTAATAGTACCTATATCCGATAAAACACCATCACTAAAAGTAATACCTTTAATATCAGAAATATCTCGGTAGTATCTTATTGTTGTAGAAGATTTTAAATTAATACTATTATTTGAAATATTACTAACAAGAGCTGGGTAAATATTAACAGAAGTATTACCTGTGCCGTTCAGATCCACATCAGACAACACCATATAGATTTTATTATGATTTGAAAATTTAATAAAATAACCTTTAGGTATTAGACCTGAATTTCCAGAAGTTTTAGAAACAGTAATAGAAGTACTACCTGAAGAACCTGATGCATTAATAGTACCTAATGCGGTAAGACGATCT